CACTACGTATCCACTACCACTGGTAAGTTTAGTTACTGTTACAGCCCCGCCAACACCTCCACCGGCATCAGCAACTACTACTTGGAATGAAGCACCTTTAGCATGTGCATCAGGGGTATATGTATTTGGTGTCCTATCTGTTTCAGTTGCTGCATTATGAGTAAACGTGGTTATATCATTTACCTCACCATTATTAGCTGCGGTATACATATCCATATGTGGGTTGATCTGTTGACCATCAGCCGTAGTCATGATGGTCTCTTCAGGTGTCTGTGTTAGACTAGCACTGATTAAATGATAAACTCCACTATCTTCAACTACTGACCACATAGTGTCAGAATCAATAGAAACATGCTGTATGTTACCTGGTAGATCCCATTTAACCCAAGCCTGCATCAACCTTCTATCACCTACTATATAGGTTTTATAGAGATACAGTGTATCATCTAATGTACCATACATAGCAATGAGTGAATTCTGAGGACTAGAGATTAAACTAGTAACTGTATCAGGTATCCATTCTGAAACAACTTTACCTATATCTTCAACCATAGGGTTCTCATCTGAACCTCTAGTTAGCATGTTAAACACACGAGTATAACTAGGAGTCTTACTTACAAATGTAATATTCGTACCAACGTCAACTGGTAAAATTTTAGCATCCATTTCATAGTTGGATATACCACGTATGATAGTTGATGATGGTGTTAAGATTTTAGCATCAGCAAATAAAATAAACTGTTCATGTTTACTGAATAGAATCAAACCTTGAGCTGTTGGAATAACAGCATGCAATGTAGCAGGTCTGATACTAGAGGTGTTAATATCGATAGGATCAGAGTCTGTTGCAGTTAGAGCTGAAGTATAGTAGAAGTTAAAGAAGTCAGATGTCTGACTCATAGATACATTATCTTCAGTTAGAACTCCAAACCTATTATTGTGGAAGAATGTTTGTTGAATTGTTGAACCTACAAAACTAGGGTCTGAATTAGTTACAAGGTCTCCAACATTCCTCCCTGTCCATACACCTTGTTGAAGTTTAAAGGTATTAGTAGCTGTATTCTTTAATTCATGTGGTAAGGTAGTAGGATTCATTCCTGTAGGCACAGTAGGATCTCTCGTCTCTTGCCAATATCCAGTACCATCATGTTCATTATCAGCTACAAATTTAGTCCAATATGCATCAGCAACTCCAGATGAGTTGATGACTTTAATTACCTTATCATGTATACTTTGAGCTGGTAAGTCAGCAACGACAGGAACTTGTTGGGTATATGCTATCATATTAGCACCACCCCTTTCGTCTACAGCTTCGAGTTCAAATGCTATATGAGCATCAACTTCTATTGCAGTTGGTACGCCGTCTGTTACAGCTGTGATTTTAACACCACAGTTTGCACCACCAGCAGGGTCAATTATAACTACATCACCAACTGCATATTCTGTGCCAGCAGTGTGTATTGCTACAGCTGTAACTCCATCATCATCATCAACACTATCAACATTTACTGTCAATCCTGAGCCACTTCCACCAGTTGTAGCTAAATCTGTTGCAACTGAATAACCTGTACCGATATTAGTCTTCAGTTCTAATTCTATTGATGCATCTAATTGTGTTGTAGTTAAAGAATGACCTGGTATACTTAAAGCATCTAATCTAGTTTTAAGTTCAGTTAGTATTTCAGTAACATTTAATTTCTCAAATGTTGCTGCGCCTTCTGTATAGGAGTCATCGTTACGTGTCACAAATGGGTGTAGTGAAGATCCTCCTGCTACACCATCTACATCTCCAACATCGTATGTAGTTCCACCAGTTTTTATTTTTATATTATAAACTGATGAGTAATCCACCAGCTTTATAATTACCCTACCTGTAGAGTTTAATACATATGAAGGTGTTGTTGATGCTAGAACTTTTGTTGTTTTATTTGTAATAATAGTGGTGTCTTGTACTGTTAAGATATCATAGTTATCCCTTGTGGTATTTAGATAATCTTTAGTACTAGAATCATATGTTACAGTACAGGCTGTACCTGTTTTGTTCCATATCTTAATAGGGTTAGTAGATTCAGATGTTGAATCTAATATACATCCTATGTATTGCTCATCATCATCTCGTTTAATAAAGAACCACTTAGCATTAGCAAAGTCAGGTGAAGCAGGGTCTGATGATTCATGTAAAGTTTTAATATATTTAAATCCTGGTCTCTTTCGTAATCCAAAGGTTGGATCAGGTAAGGCATTGAGACACTCTCGTACCTGACCAGGAAGTTTCTTTTTATCTGTTTGCCTTGATACTCCACCAAGGTAACTATTGATGGTTTGAGTGACTGCTGCCATTAGCGTGAAAGTGCGTGATAAGGTTGATAACTCTTATAGTAATTATTTTTCGCAGGGTGTCCGAAGAATGTGTAATCACCTTGATTACATTCATACTCCATTGCTGCTGCTCTTGTCTGTTGTTCTTTAAGTGAAAGTATTTGATACTGTTGACTGTCACCTACAATTCTACTAGATACAATCGATGCTGCTCTTGATATAATGTAGTCTTGAATAGGTATAGGTAGATCAACCCAATCAAAGAACCATACAACATCTAATTTAAGTTCTTCAGATGCTTCACTTGTAATTTCATATGTGTGGTTGTATTTATCGTATAATTTCCCTTCACGTCTGACGACATTCTTAGTACTGTAAGTGTTGTCATCATTATTTAAGTCTACTTGTAGCATATTATTTGGTATGACAAATTGTTTATCTCCGTTTGTAACCTCTTTGTCATAACCAATCTCAGTATTAAAGGTCCAGCCTTCAGCCTGTACTTCTCGGGATACTTGAATTAAAGTATCATAAGCAATCGCAACGTCCGGGTTGGTTTGATCGAGGGTGGTGACAGGTGCCTGACCAACTGACGCCAGGATTTGATTGACTGCGGGTAATTCTTCTGTAGCGTTAGTGGTAGGAAAGGCCATAGTTTATATTTATGAATAAAAAAAAGGGACCCGAAGGTCCCCGTGTGTTTAAGTCCTGTCTATAGCAGGTGAGTCACATTCTAAAGTGCTCGTATAATAAGCAAAACGTAAGTTCTTTGTTACTGATTGCACATCAGATGCGGAGTAAGTTCCACCTTCTGTTTGTGAAACAGACGTACGAATTGCAGACGATCCGCCAGAGACGGCATCGACAGCACCAGAAACACCATTGTTTCCAGCTTGTGTAGCAAGGTTTGCCATAATTTCAATCCATTATAAGTTTAAGTATTAGCGTTGCCACTAGCAGTCAATCCATCAGATTGCATCTGCCTACCATAAGGTAGTGGAGTAGCAGCACCTTGTGTTGTCGAACCGACATTGCCAATACCTTCACCTTTAACAACGGTTTTAGTTGTAGCAACTCCAGGTTTAACTGACATAATATACCTCAAGCAGTCTGGATTTCAATTGCAGCAGCTGGGTTCAGCGTACCTACACCCATGGCAAGACGACCAACGATCAAGTCACCCTGATACATTGTCTTGATGTCTCCACCAGTGGTCTGTACTTGTGGCCCGATTGCTTCTACTACACCAGCAGCATCCTTTTGATAGATGAGACCAGCGTGATCGGAGAAGTCAGTGGCAACAGTTTGACTAGAACCATTTGTGGTATTAGATGAGGAGTTCTCACCAGTCTGTTCATTAACTGTACCAGCCTGGAAAGGAAGGTTGTTAGAACGCTTGATGTCGATACCAGCAATAGATACCAGACCTTCACCGGAGTTCAGGTTACCTTGTGAGTTACCGTATTCACGGTTAAGGATGTTCGTATCTACCTGAGATACCAATGCATAGTACTGACGTGGTGCGAGTACTGCGGTACGTCCTGTCTTAGGAATGTTCTTCTCATCAAGAATAGAAGCAGCCTCGAAGAATGCATCAACTAGTCGTTGAGCATCATACTCGTTGCCAGATCCAATTTGAATGATAGAACCACCTGGCTCAGGACCAGGAGATGCAGTGATAGGATGTGCTTCACGTGCTGCTTGAGCAATCATACGAAACACTTTCTTGTCATAAGCTTCAGCAAGAGCATGTCCGATCTTAGCGGAGATCTCAGAGCGAAGACTGTAGTGAGCAAGAGTCTCATC